GTTCTTTTTCTTCAGTCATTCGGTCTACCTATGTCTTGCCAAAATATTTCTCTTCCCATAGAATCTGTTTCTTTTATTTGACCGCCGTCAGTTGGAACTTCTTGATTTAACAAGTTTTTCAATAGACTCATAACGGTTACTCCCAATTGTTGTTTTGTAACTGCAAGAAAGGCAGTATAAATATATTCTATCATTTAAATCTACATTAGGCATAAGAAAGCCTTGATCCATAGGACATTCAAGTCTAGGAACAAGGCCTTCTTCCGATAGGGCTATATATTTAGATACGATTTGTATCTTTTTCAATATGGCTCCTTATTGTTTAGGGAAATCTTTTACAATATCCTGGGCTTTGCCTGTCGAAGCAGACCATGATGACCAATCTTTACCGCCCTTAGTCATAAAATACGTTATCTCTGCGTTTGTTACTGGATCAAATAATTCCTTATTTGAAACTAAATTAAATTTTTCTAATCTGTCTACGCCAAGTTCCCCTAGCATATTAATTTGAAAAATTCCGTAAGATTTATCTCCAGTTGATTTGTTGTCGTTTAGAGCAAGCGGTCTCCCGTTTGATTCTACCCTTGCAACAGACCAAGCTGTTTTTAAACGAGCTCCTTCAAATCCAACAGCCCACAGCAAATCTTTTAAATCTTCTGGGGCAAGCATTTGAGAGTGCTTGTAAGTTTCATTGCTGAACTTATCTAGTATTTCTCTTTTTAGTTGTTTTTCAGTTTTTTGTATTTCTACAGGTAAAGCTTGAGAAGCCGTAGGCCCTGGTTGAACGGAAAATAAAAATAGCACTGCTACTCCTATTGCCATCCAGTTATGGACTACATCACTCAAACGTTCTTTAATTTTCTCCATTGGCATTCCTCCTTTAGAGATAACGAACTATAATAATACCATTATAAACAAGAATAAGTCAATCTAGTCAACTAGTATTTTTTTGTGTAAAGTAATGATTTAGCGTTTATATATAACTATTTAAGTTATTAAACATTGTTTTGGTTGAGTAATAATAATTTTTTAAAAAACTTATAAACACTTCTTTTTATAAATAAAGTTTGATACACTTAGTCTTCAACCAAAAAACAATTAAAGCGTTAAGCTAAGAAAAAGGTATATATGTCAAAAACTATTGAAAACCCATACGAAAATTTTATTGCATTGTCTCGTTACGCAAGATGGATCTCAGAAGAAAACCGTCGTGAGACATGGGGAGAAACAGTAGATAGATATTTTGATTACATGTTAAATTATCTTAAAGACAACAATGGGTACGTTCCAGAACCAAGTCTATTAAAAGAATTAAAAGAATCTGTTTACAATCGTGACGTAATGCCATCAATGAGATCTGTAATGACAGCAGGACCTGCTTTAGATAGAGATCATGTTGCAGGATACAATTGTTCTTTTATACCAGTAGATTCTCCACGATCATTTGACGAGACAATGTATATACTTATGTGTGGAACGGGAGTAGGATTTTCCGTTGAGTATAAATACATTAATAAGCTTCCAGCGATTCCAGAATCTTTTGAAAAGTCTACAACAGTAATTATTGTTGAAGATTCTAAGTCTGGTTGGGCAAAAGCGTTTCGTGAATTGCTTGCACTTCTTTGGTCTGGTCAAGTTCCTTCAATTGATGTAAGCAAACTTCGTCCCGCTGGCGCAAGACTTAAAACTATGGGTGGTAGGTCATCAGGACCACAGCCATTAATTAACTTGTTTGATTTTACAATTGCAAAATTTAAATCTGCAGCAGGTAGATCATTTAAACCAATTGAGGCACATGACATTATGTGTAAGATTGGAGAAATTGTGGTAGTTGGTGGAGTTAGAAGGTCTGCATTAATTTCTCTTTCTAATATTAATGATATTGAAATGGCACAAGCAAAAACTGGTAATTGGTGGGAGCATAATGGACAACGTGCTCTTTCAAATAACTCTGTTGCGTATTCTCGTAAACCAGAGATGGAACAATTTATTGCAGAATGGAAATCCTTATATGATTCAAAATCAGGAGAACGAGGTATATACAATGTGGCCGCAGCTCAAGCCCAGGCAGCCAAGTATGGAAGAAGAGATCCAGATATACACTACGGAACTAACCCTTGTTCAGAAATTATTTTACGTCCTTATCAGTTTTGTAATCTTTCAGAAGTCGTACTACGTGAAAAAGATACAAAAAAAGATATTGAGCGTAAAGTAGAACTAGCAACAATTCTTGGAACATGGCAGTCTACTCTTACTAATTTTAAGTACCTTCGTAAAATTTGGAAAGATAACACAGAAGAGGAAAGATTACTAGGGGTATCTCTGACTGGACAATTTGGTCATCAGTTTATGTCTGGAAAAGAAGACTTGGTGTCTTTAGAAGCATTTTTAATGACTCTTAGAGAAAAATCTAGAGAGACAAATAAAAAAGAGGCAGGAAATCTTGGAATTCCAGAGTCTGCTGCTATTACATGTGTGAAGCCATCGGGAACAGTATCTCAACTAGTTGGAGTATCTTCAGGAATGCATGCTTGGCATTCCCCGTATTATATTAGAACAGTTCGTGGCTCAAAAGGAGATCCAATATCTACATTTTTAAAAGAAGTTGGAATTCCAGTAGAGGATGACGTTATGAAGCCAAACGACACCTATGTATTTTCGTTTCCAATAAAAGCTCCAGACGGGGCTGTGGTTAGAAAAGATTTGACGGCAATCGAACACTTAAATATTTGGTTAGTTTACCAACGTGCATGGTGTGAGCATAAGCCATCCATCACAGTTTCAGTAAAAGAAGATGAATGGATGGAAGTAGGAGCTTGGGTATATAAAAACTTTGATGAAGTCTCTGGTATATCCTTTTTGCCTATGTCTGATCACTCATACAAGCAGGCTCCGTACCAAGAAGTTTCTAAATTAGAATATGAAGACCTGTTTGCAAAAATGCCTAAAGAAATTAGGTGGGCAGATTTATATTTTTACGAAACAGAAGATGGAACATCTACAAATGCCACTCTTGCTTGCAGCTCAGATGGCAATTGCGAGCTAGTAGATATTTCTTCATAAATATTGTAAAATAAACAACCTAACAAAGGAGTAGTATGAAAAAAGTTTTATCTATTGTAGTAGCCTGCGGTTTAGTTTTTGCAGGGTATTCAATTATTCAAAAAGAAAACAAGGAATGCATTAATGTTTTTGTAGACTATCCAGGAGACGCCGTGGATGCAACACATTGTGTTAATTCAGATTTTCAAGCAAACGCATTAGATGTTTTATTAAAAGCTGGATATAAAATAGAAGGCACAATAAAGTATGGAGATGCAGTAGTTTGTAGAGTAAATGGTTTTCCAGATAAGTCTGTTGAAAGTTGTGAATCTATGCCTCCAGCAGAAGCATATTGGGCAGTTCTTGTAAAAAATAAACAAGAAATTCCTTTTCCTAAAAATGAATGGGGATGGGCTCAAAAAGGAATAAATGAAACTTACCTAAAGCCAGGAGATCACCTTGGACTAGTGTTTGCAGATAACGGGGAGATTAAGTTCCCATCATGAAGTTAATGATTCGCCCAGTAAAAAGAAACATTTTGCTGAATACTAAACAAAAGTCTTACTCTGGGCCTATCATTCAGATCTTTTTAAATTTAACCGCTCTCTATATTGCAAATGAAATTACAGTAGATATATGGAGATCCCTAACTGGGCACTAGGCAGGCTTGTCAATATCTATTTATGGTAGTATAATATAATTGGGTTAAACCCCAAAATTGCTGAGCGCAATGCTCAGAAATAGGAGGATCTAAATGAAAAAAGATCTTAAACAGAATGGACTATTAGAAATGCAAGAAAAAATTCTAGCAGCACTAGCAAGTTATGGCCGCCACTTCTTAGGTGCGGCAATTGCCTTGTACATGACAGGGAACACAAACCCTAGAGACCTTTTAATGGGCGGAATCGCAGCTTGTGCCCCCGTTATCTTGAAAGCGTTAAATCCAAATGAACCAGCTTTTGGATTCACCAAGAAGTAAATCTTACTCGATTAGGATAGCTCCTATGCTAAAATTGGCATAGGAGTTTTCCTATTTAGGAGTACTAGCAAATGGCAGGACAAAAAAATTGGGAAGTAGATCAAAATACAACCCACACGTTTGAAGCAATTTATCAAGATCAAGATGGAAATCCCATAGATCTAACTGGCGCTTCTGCAAAAATGCAAGTCCGTGATTTAAAAGGCGGAACTAAATTAGCTTTTACCCTAACATCGCCATCTGGCGGAATTGTAATAGACCCCACTAACGGTAAGCTAACAATTAAGATGACACCAACACAAACAAGCAAGTTATTTTATCCAAAGTCATCATATGACATAATGGTTACAGATAGCAATTCAAATAAAATAAAACTACTTGAAGGCTTTATATCTCTTAGCAGATCGGTAACCATCTGATGGCAGAGCAAGTATTTATATCAGGAGTAAAAAATCAAGTAGTTGTTAATTCCCCAGGACCACAAGGACCTGCTGGAAGAACAATATTAAATGGCTCTGGAACACCTTCAAACAATTTGGGTATAACTGGAGATTTCTATTATGATATTGTTACAACAAAATTCTATGGACCAAAACTTAATGATTTGTCTTGGAGCAATGCCCAGCAGGTAACATTAGTTCAGACTCCAGGAGAATTTGCTTTTTCTAGCTCTTGGTCTTTACAAAATCTTGTCTTATCAGCAGGAGTGTATTCTGTAGAAATAACACACAATCTTGGATTTAGCCCAAACGTAACAGTAAAAGCTAGTTCAGGAGATATCTTAGAAACTGAAGTTGATTACAACAGTTTAAACAAAATAACGCTGAGAATGGCTCAACCATTTTCAGGGACAGCATATCTGTCATAAAGGAGAAACAAAATGGCAAGACAATTTGTAGTAAATCTTGATCTAAATAAAAATGAACTTTTAAATGCTAGAGTTCAAAATTTAGCAAGCGCACCATCGTCACCAGTATCAGGACAGATTTATTTTAATACATCAAATAATATTTTATACTTTTTTGATGGAACAAACTGGATCTCAACTTCTGGTTCATTAGAAGTAATTCAAGACGCAATTGGTGAATATGTAGTTGGTGGGCAATCATTAACTGCCTCATATAACGACACCACTGGCGTAACAACAATAGACTTAGACAATACCGCTGTTACAACTGGTACATATGGTTCAATTACCAAGGTACCAACATTCACTGTTGACCAGCAAGGAAGAATAACAGCAGCAAGCGATACCAATTTAGTCATCCCGCTAGATACTCAAACAACAGGAGATTATGTAGCAACTATCGTTGGAACAGCAAACGAAGTTACTGTTTCGCCAAATAGTGGACATACATCTGCAGTAACAATCGGATTGCCAGACAACGTAGAGATTACTGGAAATCTGCAAGTTGGCGGAAACTTAAATGTTATTGGAACCGTTAATTCTGTAAATACAACACAGATTAATATTGAAGATAACAAGGTAAAGCTTAACAGCAATGCAACAGGAGCACCTACTGCAGATGCTGGAATTGTTGTAGAAAGAGGAAGTGCCCCAGACGCAGAAATTCTTTGGGACGAAACCGCAGATCAATGGAAACTTGGTAGCACTGGAGCGCCTTATCATGCAATTGCAAGAAAATACTCAGAAACAATTGGAGATGGATCCTCAACTGTTTTTCAAGTATCTCATTTCTTAAATACAAGAGACATAGCAGTTACTGTTTATGACATATCAAGTAAAGAAGAAGTTATTGTAGATACAACACACTCAACTTTAGATATAGTTTCAATAGGATTTGCTGTAGCACCTACGGCTAGCCAATATAGAGTTGTCGTAGTAGGCTAAAATGTCTAAAAAGGTTAAATCTTTATTAAACATAGTTTCTCTTGCTTCCGATCCGCAGGGAAGCATGGGAGACTTGTTTTTTAATTTAACCGAAAGAGCTTTAAAAATTCATGATGGAGATGCTTGGGTTTCTTTAACCAGA